GACATAAACGTTTCGACGTACTACACACAAACAACATAGGGGACAAAATGCCAACGACAATCATAACTGGTCGCGATTTAGTCGTGACCATTGCAACCGTTAACTACGACGCGCAGGCGACCAGCGCAACACTTGCAAACTCACCAACCGTTGAAACTTACCAAACACTTGACGGCAAGGCTTACAAGCACATTGACGATCAGTGGACATTCGACGTTTCAATGCTTGCTGACTGGGGCGCAACAGGTTCATTGTGCGAAGCATTATGGACGGCTTGCGAATCAGCACCAAACACAACATTGGCGGTTTCATTGACTGCCGTGACTGGTGCAGTTTTTGCGTTCAACGTTATGCCAGTATTTCCAGCAGTCGGCGGGGCAGCACCTGACGCGCAGACCGTTGATCTATCATTCATTGTGGTGGGAACACCTACTGAAACCTTCAGTTAAAAACTAACAATCGGGAGAAAAAATGAAGTTACCAATAACAATTGAATACAACGACGGGTCGCAGATCACTTACACGGCTGCGCCACCTGAGTGGGTTAAATGGGAAAAGCAAACGGGCAACACAATTGCCCAGGCGCAAGACAAAATTGGAATTTCCGATCTTGTTTTTCTTGCTTATCACGCCATGAAACGTGAAGCCGCTGGCAAGCCAGTCAAGCCAATCGAAGCATGGACGGAAACCATTTCCGAAGTGATCGTCGGTGAAGCAAACCCAAAAGTTACCCAGTCGGAAGCCTAAGTCGAATCGTTTGGGAGATAGCCCTGGCAACGGGGTTATCTCCAAATGACTTCGTAAGCGCGGAAGACATTTTGACGGTCATTGAGATTTTGGAAAGGCGGGCAAATGGCAACTGACGCAATCAGTTACGACAAAGCGGAATTGCGCGCCATTGTCCGATCATTCAAAGCAATGGACGAAGAAGCAACCGATCAAGCCAAAGAAGCAACCAGTGCGCTTGCAACATGGGTGCGTGGAAAGATAGTTGACGCGGCAGGTCGTACAAACAATCGTTTGGATAACCGCGTTGCTGAAGGTTCAAAGGTTTCAAAATCTTCAAAAATCGGTGAAATCAGTTTTGGTTTTGCTGGTCAAAAACTAAGCGGCGGCGGTACAACCCAACAATTGTGGGGCGGTGCTGAATTCGGTTCAAACCGTTTGAAGCAGTTCCCAGTGTGGTCAGGTCGTGAGGGGCGCGGTTCACGCGGCTGGTTTATTTATCCAACACTTCGAAGCGTTCAGCCTGAAATCGTACGCCGTTGGGAAGAATCCTTTTCAAAGATAGTTAGGAAGTATGACTAATGGCTGGCAGTCGCACCCTTAAACTTTCGATACTTGGTGACGTTGACAATCTCAACAAATCGCTGAAAACTGCAACCGCTGACGTTGAAACCTTCGGCGACAAAATGGGCAAGGTCGGCAAAATGGTTGGCGCGGCATTTGCCGCCGCTGCGGTTGCCGCTGGTGCTTACGCCGTAAAAATTGGCGTTGACGGCGTCAAGGCTGCATTGGAAGACGAAAAAGCCCAGCGCATTCTTGCCCTAACTTTAGAAAACACAACTAAGGCGACAACTGCGCAAATTGCAGCCGTTGAAGATTACATAACCGAAGTTGCACTTGCCACGGGCGTGACTGACGATCAATTGCGACCAGCGTTGTCGCGTTTGGTTCGATCAACAAAAGACACCGAAGAAGCACAAAAGTTGCTTAGTTTGGCGTTGGACATTAGTTCGGCGACGGGCAAGCCGCTGGAAACAATCGCCAATTCGTTAGGCAAGGCATACGACGGGAACACGAACGCCCTGGGCAAATTAGGTTTGGGCATTGACCAATCCATTTTGAAAACAAAAGATTTCAACAAAGTTTATGAATCACTTCGAACATCATTTGCAGGATTTTCAGCGCAGGAAGCCAACACGTTTCAAGGTCGATTAGATCGTTTGAATGTTGCGTTTGACGAAGCAAAAGAAACAGTTGGTTTTGCATTGTTGCCAATACTTGAAAAATTAATCACATTTATCAATGACAATGCACTACCGGTGATTAAAGCATTGTCCGACGGTTTTAGTCTTACTAGCAGTGACGGTTTTGGAAAAGTTGTCAAAGACGTTGCGTCAACAGTCACCGCAACGGTTGAACCAATTTTCAACGCACTGGTTGGTGTGTTTGGAAAACTCAAAAAAATCATTGAAGACAACAAAGAAAGTTTTGAAGCATTTTGGGACGTCATCAAATATGTTGCACCATTAATCGGCAAAGCAATCGGCGCAGCGGTTTCAGTCGTTGGCGACATTGCTGAAGTTGTTTTGACAGTTATTTCAAAAGTTTTGGGTGCGATCAAACCATTGCTTAACACTGCCATTGACGGAATCAATGCGGTAATCAAGGGTTACAACGCGGTTCAATGGGGTAAGGACGTTCCGTACATTCCGAAAATCGGCAGCGGTTCAGGTTCGACCGCCACGGGCGCGCTGGGCAACTTCAGCATGTCAACAGGTTCGACAATGACAACCAGCGGTGGAATTACTGCTGGAAAGGGGGGCACTGGAACAAGCGGTGTGACAGGCGGTGGCAGCACTGGTTTGACAACTGGTGGCAGTGGTGGTTCAACAGGTGGGGTTGCGACAGTTGCCAAAAAAGCGGCTGAAGCAATCACCAACATTGCGGGCGCATTCGACAATTTCACCAGCGGCACGACAACCCTTGCAGGTATCGAAGCGGCTTCAAATAAGGCGTTTGCATTTGGCACTTCAGGGGTCAACACCAACACCCTGGCAGGGATCCTTGCGGCTTCAGCCCAACCAAACATCAACATTACGGTCAACGGTGCAATGGATAAAGAAGGCACTGCCCGCACAATCGTTGACACGTTGAACAATTCCTACTATCGCGGCACAGGTGGCGCAACTAACCTGCAAATCGCATGACCCAGTGGACACCCGTTTGGAATGTAACGATCGACGGGACTGAATACACTTCAGCCGTTTTGGCAAACCTGACTATTCGCAGCGGTCGAACAAACATTTATGAGCAAGCGCAAGCGGGTTACACCAACATTCAATTGATCGACGTCAACCAAACTGCAATCCCAGTCAACGTCAATTCGACTATTTCAATTCAGGTTAAAGATACATCTAACACATTTGTCCCAATTTTCGGTGGTAATGTCGTCGACATTGGTTTGGAAGTTCGCGACGTGGGTTCGACCATGTTCACACAGACTTATTCGATCACCGCATTGGGCGCATTGGCGCGCTTGCCAAAAGCGTTGACCCAGGGTGTTTTGTCGAAGGATTTTGACGGCAATCAAATTGAAACAATTCTCAGTCAGGTTTTGTTTGGTTCATGGGCTGAAGTGGCAGGTTCATTGACGTGGGCAGCGTACAACCCAACAACGACATGGGCGAACGCGGAAAATAACGGTTTGGGCGAAATTGATACGCCTGGCAATTATGAGTTAGCCGCGCGGTCAAGCGCGACAACGGACGTTTATTCATTGGTTTCAGCATTGGCAACTTCAGGGCTGGGATACATTTACGAAGACGCCAACGGTGCAATCGGTTATGCAGATTCAACCCACCGAACCACTTATTTGGCAACAAACGGTTATGTCGATCTTGACGCCAACCAGGCGCGTGCGGCAGGTTTGCGAATCGAAACCCGTGCAGGCGACGTTCGAAATTACTTAACCATAAAATACGGGGCGACCAGTTCAAGCGAGAAAACGGCATTTGACGACGTTTCAATTGGTCAATACGGCACACTTGCCCAAATCATCACGACTACGCTTCACAACGCCACTGACGCAACCAGTCAGGCTGAATTCTATTTATCGCTTCGAAAGCAACCGCAACCAATCTTCAGCGAAATTACGTTTGACTTGACCAACCCTGAGTTGGATAACAGTGACCGCGACAATCTTATTGGCGTCTTTATGGGCGAAGCCATTTCGTTGCAGAATCTGCCGCTGAACATGAATTCGGGCACGTTCCAGGGTTTTGTCGAAGGCTGGTCATTTCAGGCGGCTTACAACCGTTTGAACGTGACATTGTTGTTGTCGCCATTGGCTTACTCATTGCAGGCAATGCAGTGGGGCGACGTTCCGATCACCGAAAAGTGGAATAGCGTGTCGCCGACATTAGACTGGGAAAATGCGACAATAGTCGCCTAAAGAAAGGAAACTCAAATTACAAACCCAACGAGCAATTATGGTTTTGTTCTTCCAACGTCGACGGATTTAGTCACGGACTTACCAGCCGACTTCGAAGTCGCGCTGCAAGGTGTCGATACGCGGCTGAAGGCGTTGCAACCAGGCACGACGCTTGGCGATCTTGCTTATTCATCAGCAACTGCTAACACCAACACGCGTTTGCCTATTGGGACAAATGGTCAGGTTCTTGCCGTCAGCGGTGGCGTTCCAGCATGGACAACAACTGCAGACGTCACACCGCTAACAACTAAGGGCGATCTTTTCACTTATACAACCCAAGACGCACGTTTAGGCGTTGGGACAAATGGTCAAGTTTTAACGGCAGATTCAGCCGAAGCAACTGGATTGAAGTGGGCTGCACCTGCAAGCAGTGGCGGAATGACCTTATTGCACACGATTACGCTTTCTACTACTTCACACACTCAATCTTCAATCAGTCAAGCGTACAGAAATCTTTATATAGTGGGTCAAAATCTGGGCGTCAATACAGGTGGTGCTGCTTTAAGAATTAGAGCAGCAGGGCGCACAACTAATTATGTGCAATCATCAATCACAGGATCAACAGTTACGGGATTAAACAGCGATGGATTTGATGGGCAATCAAACGATTTGGCAACATCGGGCGGTTCGGCTTGCCAATTTACATTTTACGATTATGCAGAAACTGCCAGCGAAAAATTAACAATCGGTCAGATGGTTGGAAATAATACAGGAAGCGTAACTTTTATTACTGGTTCACCTTTTAACCACCAAACAAACATTTCAAGCATAACGATCACAACTGTTGCAGGAACAGCAAATCTTAGCGGCACACTACTTATTTACGGAGTTAACTAATGGACAGACCAATTATCGCAATTCACGATGCCAATGGTAACGAAACAATTCGCCCAATGAACGACGAAGAATATGCACAATTTTTAATTGACAACGAAGCCGCGAAAGCAAAAGAAGCAAATGAAAAAGCAGCAGCAAAAGCAAAAATCGCAGCAGAAGCAAAACTTGCTGCATTGGGTTTAACCACGGACGATTTGAAAGCATTGGGTCTATGACATACCCGCAAGGCACAAACGCCAGGTTGATCGAAGTCGCAGCAGCGGAAGTTGGGACAATCGAAGAAGGCGACAACCTGACAAAGTACGGCAAATTTACAAAGGCAGACGGGTTGCCCTGGTGCGGTTCATTTGTGAATTGGTGTGCAGCGCAAGCGGGCGTCAAGATTCATTCAGTTGTTGGCACTGCAATTGGCGCGCACAAATTCAAAGAGATTCAACGCTGGTCAGGAATGCCGCAATTGGGATATCTGGCATTTATGGATTTTCCACACGACGGCGTTGACCGTATTTCGCACATTGGCATTGTTGTCGGACTGATCGACACAAAGACATGCTTAACAATCGAAGGAAACACCAGCGGGACAGGCGACCAACGCAATGGCGGCATGGTCATGGTGAAGGTTCGGTCATACGGTGAAGGCAAGGAAATTGTCGGTTTTGGCATTCCAAAGTTCGTACCGTATAAGGGAGAATTTCCAATCGTTGAAATGCCAAAGTCGGCAGCAAAACCAACAAAGGAGAAAAAATGGAACAAGCCAAAGCCCTAGCCGCGTCGTGGGCGCGTTCATTTATGGCGGCAGCACTTGCCCTTTACATGGCGGGCGTGACTGACCCAAAAACCCTTGCAATGGCAGGTGCAGCAGCAGTTGCACCAGTTGTTTTGCGCTGGTTGAATCCAAACGACAAAGCCTTCGGTTCTACGGGGAAGTGAACCGACGATTCGCGGCGGCAGGGTTGGTTTGGGCACTTGCACTAATCCTGACCGCTTGCGGGTATCAAGGTTGGACACGTTATGAATGTCAAGAATTCGACAACTGGTCAAAAGCGCATTGCCAAAAACCGCAGTGTATCCCCACTGGAACATGCACTGACGACCTACTTGGAATTGAATCGAAACAGACCCGCACGCCGTAAGTCGCCCGAGGAAATCCACGCACAACTGATTTTAATAATTGGTTCAACCCTTGCAGCGGTATTTTTGATCGTCACCCTGGGAATTACTTATGCGCTCATTTTTGTCACACAACCAGTCAGCGCGCAAGCACCAAACGACGCTGCATTTATTGACCTTTTGAAAACCCTGGCAATTTTCCTGACTGGTTCATTGGGCGGCGTGCTTGCTGGCAATGGACTGAAATCAAAGCCAAAGCCCGGGGACACGCCGACAAACACGCAAGGTTCTTGACCGCGCGTCAATCATGCGTCACCCTGATCACAGGTGGTAGTCGTTACCGCCTAGAATCGGGAGAATTCAAAATGGTACTTGATCTATTAGACCCACAGACATTGCAGCGTTTGGTGCTGCTTATCATTCTTATGGTGATTTCAGCAGCCGCAGGTTACGCAAAAGGGTTCAAAGAAGGCAAGCGCGAAGGCATGGCACGCCGTAAAGCAATGGTTCGTCACATGGCAAACAAGGCGGTGAAGTAATGGGATTCCTGGACAATTACGAAGCAAGCCGCGAAAGACTTGAACGCTGGTTGAAGACATACCCAACAGGCAGAATTGAAACACGCATTGTTGAATTCAGTGCTGAAAAGGGTTATGTTTTAGTTGAAGCAAAAGCGTTTCGAAATCAAGAAGACACTCAACCAGCGGGCATTGATTATGCGTACGGATACCAGGGCGCATACCAACCCAACATGCGTCGTTGGTTTTGCGAAGATACGGTCACGAGCGCAATTATGCGCGTGCAGCAATTGGTCATGGGCGGTGCGGAACGAAGCACCAAAGAGATCATGGAACAGGTCGAAACAACACCCGCCAAAATCGCAAACACGGACACAACGTACGATTACTGGACAACCAAACACGGCGACGTGCCTAGTTACAAAACCGCAGGGGAAGCCGAACAATCGGGAATTCCCTCATTGGGTTCAAGCATGGACGAAATCTCAAAACAATTGGGCGGTCAGTTAGTCGAAGAAGCACCAAAATGCGTACACGGTCACCGCATTTGGGCAACAGGCAAGAAGAAAAACGGTGAAGACTGGGGCGCATACCGCTGCACCGAAAAGAATCGCAATGAACAGTGCCAGCCAATTTGGTACGTTTTCGGGTCAAATGGTAAGTGGCGCGCACAATGACAAAACAACGGCTTATTCAAATCATTGTGTGCGTTGAAATCATGCTAATTGTTGCAATGTTGTGGGTGACTTTCAAATGAGTGAATACATTGAATTGATCAATCCACAAACCCGCATTTGCAAACTGCTGAAAAACGGTGAAGTTGTCGCAGAATACAAAATGGAACAATGCGACAAATGTTCAATGCTTGCCAGGGTTGACGAATTCGGTTATCAGCGCGGTCAAAAAGGCGAAAAACTATTGTGGTTTTGTGGTGGTTGTCGGTGAAAATGACACTTACCAGGCATGAAGAATTTACATGTCACGAAGCCGCGTTGGCACTAGCCAAAGAAAACAAAGACTATTGGGAATGGAAGGAAGGCAGTTACACGCCCGAAAAGTCATTTCATGATCAGATAGCCCAGGACGCTCATTCAATCGGCAGCGAATGGGTTGTTGCCAAATACCTGGGTTACGAATTCAACCCGTTTGAACAAAAGGGCAAAGTCAAAGCCGACGTGGGCAGTCATTTCGAAGTTCGTTGGACTAAGTACGTTGCAGGGCAGTTGATTATTCATGAGTATGACCGCCCAAACGACGTGGCAATCCTGGTGACGGGCGAATCACCACATTTCTTCATTGCAGGGTGGATTCCCATTGTCATGGCACAAAAACCACGGTATCGACACAGTAAGCAACCTAATTGGTGGGTCACACAAATAAACCTTCAGCCGATCGAAAACTTACGGAGAAGCAATTATGGACAAAGTTCAATTTGAATGTCGTTTATGCAAGAAGAAAACCAGTCAGATCATTGTCAAAATAACCGACTTACTGCCACCAGGTGTGGAAACGATTCAATGCACAGTATGCAGTTGCATGACGGTTGCACAGATAGGGACTTTCAATGCCAACGTATGAATTTGAATGCGCGGTGTGCAAAATCCGTGTTGAAGTGGATAAGTCAATCCATGAGGAACGGGACGCACAATGCTGCGGGCAATCAATGAATCGACGCTATTCAGCACCAGGCATTTCGTTCAAGGGTAAGGGTTGGGGACACCAATGAGTTATCCACAGAAGTTATGCACAGGTGTAAAAAGTTTGTGGGACACGCCCAAAACTATGCGTGAAGTTTGCTTAGACTTGCGCGGGGGGTGTACGCTGGACGCATACAACAACACCACGCATTTGGTGGTTAAATCAAAGAATGAAGTTCTTTCAATTAAAGTCTTGAAAAAAAAGATAGATAAAAAAAGAATTCAAATGTTGTTGTTAATCACTAGCCTGGTCGCACCGATAGGGGCAACTCATGCCAATGCAGCCAACTATTCAATAGATCATTTGAAGTTGTATGCACATTCAAGGATTCTTGACTATAAAGAATTCCAGTGTTTCAATCGAATCATCACAAAGGAAAGTCGGTGGTCATACACTGCGCGGAACGGGTCACATTGGGGACTGGGACAAATGAGATCGAAGCACTACGGCACACTTGACCCATTCAGACAGATAGACGCTTCATTGCGATACATAACGAATCGTTATCAAACGCCATGTAAGGCGTGGGCGTTCCACCAGGAAAGGAACTATTACTAATGGCAAGCGCACTGAAGGACAATGGAAGCACTGGAAAGTGGCGCAAGATTCGTGAACGAATTCTTCAAAGGGACGGTTACACCTGCCAGGCGTGCGGTGCTGAAGGGACAACGGTTGATCACATACTGCCACGGGTGGCAGGTGGTGGGGACGACGACTGGAATCTTCAATGCCTATGCACAAAATGCAATTATTCGAAAGGGGGGCGGTTTTTTAGTAGCACACCGACACCCCTGACCCTTCCTGTTTTAAATTCCCCCAAAAACGATTCAAGAAGCCACGAAAATGACTGAGAAGGTCATAGAAGGTCACCAACCGACCGAAGTAGGCTTAAAACGGCTTCAAACGGTTTTGGGTAGGGACACAGAAGGCGTTATTCCCCTTTTAGGCGTTCAAACCCCACGAATCCACACCCCATTGAACGATTTACCGTCACGCGGGGGTGAATTGATCGACCTTGCCAGCAGTTTGGGTATCGAACTCATGGAATGGCAAAAATTTGCGCTTATCCACACCCACAAAATCAAGCCTGACGGTCGGTGGGCTTCACCAGTCAACACCATTGTTGTGGCACGTCAAAATGGAAAATCGTTTTTACAGTTGATCAGAATTTTGGGCGGTCTTTTCCTATGGGACGAAAATCTACAAATCGGGTCAGCCCACCGCCTTTCGACGTCACTGGAACAATTCAGGGCAATGGTTCAAATCATTGAAAAGAATGATTCACTGGCAAAACAGGTCAAGAAGATTCGTTGGCAACATGGTGGTGAGGAAATCGAAACCCTGACGGGCAATCGGTTCATTGTGCGTGCAGGTGGTTCGGCTGCGCGTGGTGTTTCCCGACCTTCAACCATTCACCTGGACGAATTACGCGAAATGACCGACATTGAATCGTTCGCGTCGTTGCGTTATACCCTTATGGCGGCAAGCAACCCAATGGTCATGGCGTACACAAATGCAGGCGATTCGGCAAGCATAGTTTTGAATTCTTTTCGCGATCGTGCGCTCGCAAGCATTGCAGGCGTCGAAGATGACATTGGATACTTCGAATGGTCAGCACCGACCGACGAAATCAGCGTGGAAAACGCAAGGCACTCAAATCCTTCAATGGGAACACTAATTCACGCGGACAACGTACGAAGCGTTTTGAACGACCCGCCTGACGTGGTCATGACTGAAGTTTTGTGTCGCTGGGTTGTGGCGATCAATAGCGCAGTGGACGCGGCTTCGTGGGGTAACTGCCTGGACAAATCAGCCGACCTAGACATTGACAAATTGACCTGGTTGGCAATCGATCTTTCACCATGTAGAAAATTTGCTTCATTGGTTGGGGCGCAGAAAATTGGCGGCGAACAATTCGTTGTGAAGTTGCTGCACACCTGGCAAAACGACCTTCAATTGGACGATAAGGCTATTGCTAACGACCTGGCAGATTACGCCCGAAAGTATCCAACCGAATACGTTCTATACAGTCGAAAAACAAGCGCAGCGGTTGCCGCACGTCTTGCACCTGCTGGAATTCCAATTTATGACATGGACGGTTCGTATCCGCAAGCCTGCGACGAAATGTTGTCGGCGATCAATAGCGGTCGGCTGAAACACCGTGGTCAAAGTCAATTATCCGAAGAAGTTTTGGCGGCAGTGCAATTGCGTCGTGGCGACGGTGGCTGGGTCATTGGACGCAGGGCGTCACAATCGGTCGTTTGCGGTGCAGTGGCAGTCGCGCTCGCGACACATTTTGCGACACGCCCAGAGAATGATCTTGACATCATGGTTGGTTGATCGTATAAGCCTGCAACAATTCGGGCATGGGACTTTTCGATCTATTCACGCCAAAGGTTGACGCTGCCGTTCCAGTCGAAGCCGCAAACGTGGACGCAGCCGCTATCGCGCCGTATTACAGTGAAGTTGGAAATCTTTTCCTTTTCGGCGGCGTGATAACGGCGTCGCGTGCTGAAGCAATGAGCGTTCCAACATGCGCCCGCGCATTGGGAATCATTCAGACAATTGGTTCACTTCCAATGCACACCCGCAATGAAGCAACAGGCGAAAAGGTTTCACAACCGCGCGTGATCAATCAACCTGACCCACGCATTCCAGGCGCGACATTTTGGGGTTGGATTATTTCAGACTTATTTTTCCACCCTGCTGCGTATGCCTACGTTATGGAACGGTACGCCGATACAGGAAAAATTCGCGCAATGGAACGAATCGCACCTGAGCGTGTAACAATTCAAACAACTGGCATGGGTTACGAAATCCAGTCTTATCAAATTGACGGCGCATACGTTGACCCTTCAAATTTAGTTGTATTCAACAACACGCAAGAAGGTTTGCTATCTCGCGCAGGTCGCACAATCAAGGCTGCCGCTGCGCTTGAACGCGCTGCAATGAATTTTGCAAACGAACCAATTCCGCAAATGGTTTTGAAATCAAATGGCACATCACTGCCAGCCGACCGCGTTTCAAAATTGTTAAACGCATGGCGTACCGCGCGTGCAAATAAATCAACTGCATTTTTGAATGCTGACGTAACACTTGAAACAATTGGTTACGACCCGAAGAATTTGCAACTGAATGAAGCGAGAAACTACGTCAGTTTAGAACTTTCACGCGCGTGCGGATTACCTGCTTATTTCACAGATTCGCAACAGTCTTCATTTACTTATTCAAACGCGCTAGACAAACGACGTGACCTGGTTGATTTTGCATTTAGAAATTACATGTCAATTATTGAACAAAGGTTATCTTTCGCGGATTTCACCCCAGCAGGAAATCGGGTGTCTTTTGATCTTGACGACTTCTTGCGTGGCAATCCTTACGAGCGCGCGCAGGTTTATGAAATCTTAAATCGAATCGGCGCAATGTCGATCGACGAAATACGCGAGGAAGAAGACATGCTGCTATGAAAAAAGTCATAACACCAATGCAAATCACTGCGGCAGATTCAAACAGTCGCACAATCTCCGGGCGCATTGTGACGTTCGAAGAAACTGGCAACGCTTCAATTGGCAAGGTTCAATTCGCTGCTGGTTCAATTGAACCAACTGCCGTTTTGCTTAACCTAGAACATGACCGTACACGTCGAATTGGTAAAACACTTTCAATTGAATCAAGCGAAAAGGGAATTGACGCAACATTCAAAATTGCTGAAACAACCGCAGGCAACGACGCATTGATTGAAGCGCAAGAAGGTTTGCGCGACGGATTTAGTGTTGAAGTTTCATTTGACGAATACGAAACATTGAAGGACGGAACGGTTCGCATTCTTATGGGTGAATTGACAGGCGTTGCGCTAACTAGCGAACCTGCAATTCGATCAGCCCGCGTCGAATCAGTCGCCGCAACTGAAGAAGAAATTTCAGATTCGACAATCGAACCTGAAGCACCACAACCAACAGAAGGAGAAGACGAAGTGGAAGACACCGTCAAAGACGCTGCAACCGCCGAAACGGTTGAAGCCGCCCAGTCAATCACCGCAACTGCAAACGCAGTTGGTGGTTGGAAAGCAACACCACGAATCGAAATCACTGCCGCTAAGTACCTGGAAAATAAGGTTCTTGCTGCAACAGGCGACGAAACAGCACGCCAATACGTTCTTGCTGCTGACAACACAACAGACAACGCTGGACTTGTTCCAACACGTCAATTGTCGGAAGTTATCAACGGACTATCAACAACAATTCGTCCGAGCATTGACGCGATTTCTCGCGGCACATTGCCTGACGCTGGAATGACTTTTGAAATTCCAAAGATCACAGTTGCACCAACAGTTGCAGTCGTTGCTGAAGACGCAGCGTTTTCAGATACCGACCAAAATTCCGCTTTCCTGAGCGTGGACGTCAAGAAGTTCGCGGGCAGTCAAAAATTTTCGGTGGAGTTGCTTTCCAGGACTAGCCCTTTATTTTATGACGAGTTACTTCGTAACATGGTGGCGGCTATGGCTAAGGCACAGGATAAGTACGTTAATGATCAACTAGTTGCAGGCGCAACTGCTGATTCAACTTCAATTGCAACATACCCAACGGGTTCTGAATTGTTGGGTGTAATTGCTCGCGGTTCAGCAAGCGTTTATGCTGCAACTGCTGGTCTTGCGAATCCATTCGCACGAAACATTTTGGTTAACACTTCACAATGGTCAAACCTAATGTCATTGAATAACAATGGCGTGCCGCTATACAACGAAGTTACACAACCAAGCAACCAACCAGGTTCAGCAACACCAACATCATTGCGTGGTCGTGTTGCAGGTCTTGATCTATACGTCACTGCAAATACATCTGCAACAACAGACATTGACGATTCAATCATGATCATCAACCCTGACGCATACACATGGTACGAGGGAACTTCGTATCAGTTGCGTGCAGAATCAACTGCTGACGGTTCAATCACCGTTGGTGTTTATTCATTTGGTGCAGTGGCAACCAAAATTGGTGCTGGTGCATTTGGCGTAAATAAGACCTGATAACTAACACCAACTAATCATGCGGCGGGTTCTCCCGATCTCGCCGCAGCCGATCGAAAGGAAACGGACATGCCAGCCATTGTCACTGCGAGCCAATTGCGTACGGTGCTTGGCGTGTCCGTTTCACTTTATTCAGACGCCTATCTTGACGAAATCATCAACACCGCCGAAGCCGTAATTTTGCCAATGCTTGTTGCAAATACTTCGGCAATTCAGTCTTACAAACTTGAATCGAATGTTGCTTATTTTTACACCGAACGAAATCACCATTTTGTTGCAGGTCAATCAGTCATTGTAACTGGTCTGCCAGCACCGTTCACTGCAACACACACAGTCGTTACCGCCACGCCTTATTCCTTCACCGCTGCACTGACTTCATCAAATGTCACGTTGCGCGAGATTATCCCAACAGGCACGGCAACACTTCAGGGTTATTCAGCCGCCGATTTATACGCAACAAGCGCGCCAATCGAATCTGCAATTTTGGCAGTGAGCGTGGAAGTCTTCCAATCGCGCGTTGCAGCAGGCGGTCAGATCGAAGGCGTCGATTTTGCTAGTACGCCCTATCGCATGGGTCGCAGTTTGACCAACCGCGTTTCAACCTTGCTTATGCCATTTTTGGACGTTGAAACGGTCGTTCAATAAATGCCAGCCAACGCAGTATCGGAAACACGCGCAGCCTTAGCCAACGCCTTTAGTGCGCTATCTGCCAACGTGTACCCCAGCGTTCCCGAAGCACCTATTCCGCCGGCGATCGTGGTCGTGCCCGATTCGCCTTACATGGAAGTTGTGCTAATTGGCAAGGGTTCAACAAAGGTCAAAATCAATTTTGCAATCACTGCAATTGTTGCTTCAAATAGCAACGCGGGTTCACTGGACAACCTGGAAAAACTCATCATAGGAATTCTTGCGGCAATGCCCGCAGGATACGTTGTTGGCGTTGTTGAAAAGCCAACGGTGTTGGAAGTAGGACAATCTCCAATGCTGGTTGCTGACATAAACGTTTCGACGTACTACACACAAACAACATAGGGGACAAAATGCCAACGACAATCATAACTGGTCGCGATTTAGTCGTGACCATTGCAACCGTTAACTACGACGCGCAGGCGACCAGCGC